GTGATAACTCATAGCTTTTAACGTTGACTTGCAACGCTTCTGTTGATGCCGTTTTGTGCATTTTTAAAAATTCCTCCGAAAAATTGCCATACGAAACTCTTGCCTTTTTCGGAGAAAGTGATACAATTTAATTGAGATTTAAATGAAGTTCTTTTTCCGAAAAGAGCTTTTTTTATGTCTATTTATTTATTTGAATTATTAGCACATTTTTAATCGTTTGTAAATAAAAATTATGCCCTCTTTGTAGTTATACCGCCTTTCTTTGTCATTTGCATGCAGTTTGGTTGTAATTTGGTGTACAAATTTTATACTTTGTTTTTTAGTGGTATTTCGGGCTTAAATCAAGTGTTTATACGTTTATTGGTTAACCCGAGAATTGTATTTTGTAAATTTTTTGCCTACGCAACATGAACATGATATATAGATATTTGTAGGTGTCAATAATATAAAAAATATAGTTTAGAAATGTACAAGGAAGGGTTAAAGAATGTACGATATGTTCACTGCTTCTGAGTTATCGGTTAAATGGGATTGTTCAGACAAGACAGCAAGAAAAGCATGTAATAGGGAAGGTCTTAAAGAAGGTTCAAAGAATGTATCAGGAAAGAATGTAGATGCGTGGGAAGTACCACCAGAGAAGATTGAAAGCTTAAAACTGGAAATAGCTGAAAACCAAAAAAGAGCATCTGGAAACAATAAAATAGAACAAGAACATTCTCAACCATACAAAGTACATACCGATGACGTTATTGATATATCCCCTAATCATACAGAATCTAATAATAACGAGGGGAAGGGTAATAATTTAGTCTTTGAGATGATGAGAATGTACAAGGATGATATTAAAGAAGTTTCCTTTACATTCCTTAAAGAATTGAAAGAAAAAGATAGGCAAGTTTTATTATTACAAGATTCTGAACGTATCAAAGAGAATGAATATTTGCGGCAAATAGCAGAATTTAAAACAGAAATCGCAAATATTACAAAACAATATGAAGAAAAAGTCGAATTATTGCAAAACCAAATTAATTTATTGCAAAGCGAAAATGAAAAGCTTAAACAAAAAACATTCTTTGGAATTAAGATTAAATAAAATAACACGTAAAGCCTTTCTTCTAAGCTGTTTCTTTCATTCCCAATAATTTAATATTGCTTGAATTTAAACTAATAAAATTATTTACTTTAAAATACTTCTCAGCGCCTTTAGCCATTTCAGGAGGGAACTCTTTTTCAATATCTTCTTTTGTCCTTATCCACCCGAGCAATCGGCTCACCTCAACATTAATCGCTTTAGCAAATTCTTTATTTAATTTGATGTGAGTATTTCTGTTTTTGTAAACTCTGTATTCAAAAAGAACATTACTATTTTTCATCAAAACATTATATTTTTCACCTGTAAATTCAGGACTTTCACGCAATCCTGCTTCAAAACCCAGATTATTTGCAATAGTACAAATATCATCAATTAATTTTTGATTGTCCCAATTATCCAGTTTGTCATCATACAACCCCGATGTTCTAAAAATATGGCTACAAACAATTCTATAATCGAGGGTGTAATGGCTATGTTCATCGGTAAACCGCCATCTGTCTTTCGAAAAAGTCTTTTGATTTGATTTATATGCCCTTACGTTTTCAGGGCTTGAAAGTTTTTTGAAGAAATCTATTAACTGGTCGTTATAGTAAGTATTTGCGTTTTTAATAACCCAAAGAATAAGCGGGTAAATATTTTCGATGGTAAAATCTACCGTAAGTAGATTTTTGAACTTATCAAGCATATTATTTCTTGTTGTTGAAGTTAAACGGCTTGTTATTTCTTCCAATTCGTCAAAAACCAACTTCCAGTATAAAATCTTTAATGATTTTATTTTTTGCTTTAAAGCTTCTTTTACTGAGCCTTTTTTGATACCGATTGTTTCTAGCACATCGACATCTAAGCTGCTTATCGCTTGGAAATGCTCAAACAATATTTTTTGTTCATTTTGGTATATCTCAACAAGCATTTTAGCCTTGCTTTCACAATTTACCAATTTTGTTTTAATTTCTTCTTTTTGTTCTTTTTCGAGATCCTTTTCATAGTTGTTTTGTTTATCACGCATTTTAAAGGTTTCATCAAAATACCGGCTGAAAGCATCTTCGTTTATTTCAGATAAATCTTCGTATCCACCATATTGATGTCTTTTTTGTTTGTTTATATAAAGCACATCAACTTTTGCTCTGGCTTGTCTTTCTGCGTGAAGAAAATCGAAACTGCCTAAAACTTGAACACTTGCTTTTGTTTCTTCAATGCATCTGTTTATTTCAGCGTTTTCTTTCCAGCGTTGAGGAATGACTAAATAAATGTATTTACAGTTACTTTCCCAAATAATGCGCTTTGTCCACTCTTTAAACTCTGAGTAAGGCGGGTTACAAAAAACAATGTCAACCTTTTTGTCGATTAAGTTAGTTAAATTGAAGTCTGTACCTAGTACAATAGTGTCTTTGTGCAATCTGTCAATTAATACTCTGCTTTTTTCAATGACATAATAGTCTGAAATAGACTGATCCTGTGATTTAAGCTCGTTGAAATGACTTTTAAAATTACAAGTGCCGCACCCGATGTCTAAAACTGAAAATTTACCGTTTTGTGCGTGCTCAACTATCGGCTTAATCATTTCTCTTGAAGTTGGATAAAATTCGTAACTTTCATTATTGGCTTCAAGTTGTAGCAACAATTGTTTTAAATCTTTTTTCATATTGAGCAAAACTCCCATGATAAATTTCCGGCTGTTTTTCTACTACCCAAACAGCATGCAGATATGTATTTATGGTTTACTCCTGTTGCTCGTTCGGCTTCTACCTGTGAAATAAAAATTTGTCCAGTATTTAAGCATTTTACGGATTTATATTTTGCCTTCGTTGTATTTTCGTGAATAGGTCTACCTTTTGCTTTTTTACCTATTTTCATTTTAGTTTCTTTTGAATGTTTATATCCTAACGATTTAATTTTATGAATCATATTTTCTTTTGGAGTACACCATTCAAGATTTTCTACAAAATTATTTAAAGGGTTGCCGTCTTTATGATTTATATAGGGTTTATTTTTAGTATTTGAAATAAAAGCACCTGCAACAAGCCTATGAACACGCTTTTGGCAACCATCCCCTTTGCCTAAAGTTACAAAAGGGTATCCTTTACCATCAAGTCTAAGGATTAAATTTTTTTCAATATTTTGTCTTGCATAATTTAAACTTTTAACATTTCCAAAATTAGAAATTTGATATTTTCTTTCATATCCTTTTATGTCTTTCCAGATTTCCTGTGCCATACTATATTTCCCTTTTGTTTTATAACAGTATCGTGTAATTTATTAATGTTTATGTGTATAATATAAACTAATCAATTTTGTTTGTCAATACGAATAAGTATAAAAAATAAACTTATTGATTTATTTTTTACAATAAGTTATATTGAAAATAAATTAGAAAGCAAAAGGTATATTTATGGCTAAAATAAATGACGAAACAAAAGCTAAAATAAAAAATGAGTTGCGTTCTTATATGGTTAAAAAAGGCGTAACCGCTGAAGAACTCGCAAGACTTATAACTGAAAAATTCGGTAGAGTTGAATCGGCGCAAAATATTTCAAATAAATTTAATCGGGGAACAATAATATATAAAGAAGTTTTAGAAATAGCCGAAGTTCTTGGCTATGATATTGTTTGGATTGAAAGAAAATAATTAACCGTGCTATAAAAAATAATGAATAATCTGTTTTAAGCAATAAAAAACCGCCAGGCGATTAAGCAAGGCGGTTTATAGTTTGAGTTAGTAGGGAGGATAGTTTTTAGACTCAAATTCAAATAAAACCGTTCACAAACTAATTTGTTGACGGTAAAAAGGCAATAAAAAAGTTCATTTTTACCAGTTTTGAAATCTTTGGTAATTATCTACTGCTACGAACATTAAATTAGCTTTTAGTTTCGATACTCCGCAAGATAAAAGCAATTCCTTTAATACAAGACTCGATAAATACCTGTTATTGTCGATAAGTTTTTTATTATTACAAAGCAAATCATGAACCATTGAGGCTAAAAGAAAATGATTGTCTTCTTTTGAGCCTATAAGCATCCAGAAAAGCGAGGGAATCGAAGTGCCATCCCATTTAAATCCTGCCTCAAAATTGAGAGTATAAAGCCTTTTTTTGTAATAAACATTAATCCTGACTTTATTATCAAGTTTAAAAGGAAAATCCTCTTTATCCGTTTTAAGTGCTGGAGGGTCTTCCGGCATTATCATCCTTGCTCGTGTTTTTGGAGTGTCAGAGCAATAAATCTGCAAATCTTTTGTATTAACTAAAAACATCTTATGCCGCCTTTAATTTTTCTAACGGAAAATATTTGCCCGGACACGCAGTTGCGAATTTTTCTCTATGTCCTACTGTTTTAGTATTTTTAAATCCTTCTCTGATCAGCTTTATAAGTTTTTTACCTGCTTCGAATTGGACCAAAGGCATTATCATCTCTCTGTCATAATTACCCTCAAAACAAATCCCGATACTTATAGAGTTGAAATCAGGACAATGAGCGCCGATCATATTTATAGGTCTGCCTCTATAAATAGAACCGTCTTTTTTGACATAAAAATGGTATCCACAGCCAGCCCATTTTCGGTTTAAGTGTTCTTGATGAATCGAATTAATATCACCATCGCCAGCTCTGTGATGTAAAATTATATATTCAGTTTTTTTTCTTGGGGTTAAGGCTTTGAATTTTAGTTTTATATCAATAATATTCATTTTTAATCACCTTTTATTTATTTGAGGCTTTAGCTTTTAGCCAAATAATATCACCAGTATTTTGAACGATCTGCTTACCCTGTTCTATAAGACCATATTTATTTTCTTTAATATCGTCTTTCATATAGGCAAGATCATTTCTAATGACTGTTACGCTTATAATCGCTGTACACAATCCACATATTGCACCCGAAACAATAATTGAAATTATTTGTTTATAGATTTCATTCATAATTAAAGCCCCCATTCGGAGGCTGATTGTATTTTATTCAACTTCAAACCCTCTTATAAACTAATATTGGCTTTTATTGCATCAGCGATGCCATCAGCCTGCAATTCTATAATATAGGGAGAGGCATGCACCCCATCTCCAGTAGCCCAATTAGCCGTGCCGTTTACTTTCCATTTTCCTGAATTTATCGAACTTTCTGAAACAAGTCTGTTGTCAACAACAAAATCATAATCAGCATAAGTCCCTGCTATTAACTCGTTATTTCTTTGTGCAACAACAGCTGCATAAGCAATAGGTGTTTGGTTTTCTAACGTTGCAAAGCTATCTGTCGAAGTAGACCCAGGTTCGGTTGTTGATGTAAATACATATTTAACCCCGCAACCTCTTATTTGTGCTATAAATTGCTGTTCTCTTGTTTTAACTGTTGCATATGGAGATGCCGTACCTATATCATTATAGTTCAGGTTTAAGTAAACTGCTGTCGGTTTAATTATAGACAGTAGTTCAAACAAATGCTGCCCTCCATATCTGTTGCTAGTAATACCATTATTAAAATAATGGTCTAAAGCAACTCCACCTCTGGAAAAGTTAGCCCAAGGATAGATGCATTTGTCCATACTTTCAGACAATGCTCTTTCAAATGGACCGCAAGCACCGTCATCAGAAACCTTATCACAACCTGAAATTGAATCAATACCACTGGCGTTACCGATTGTTCTGCTGTCACCTATAGCTACAATTGAAGGCATTTTAATTTTTGGTATACCCATTATTGCCGCTGGTTGTAAAATATAAAACGCAGTTCCTGCGGTTATAGTAGTCTGATAGCTTTCATCATACCACGAGTTACCGTTATATGCTTCTTCTATTGTGGTGGTTGCACCGTAAGTAGTACCTATTGGACGTCTACCTGTATAGACATTTGCTCCCCAGCCAAAACAAGCGCGTAGTCCAATTGCTCCACCAACAGGAATATCGCAAGGCATCAAATCAGACTCATATATTCCGCCTGAAGGGACTAAAACACTCCAATTTATAGTTCCATCTGGTCTTATCCCATTTCTCACAACTTGAATAGCTTTTTGCCCAGTAAATGCTTGGTTGTTCCATTCTGGGTCAACCCCAACGTGTCCGCCATATGCATAAGCTTTCCAATCAAATGTGAAAATTGCACCAGATCCAGAGCCAGTTGTAGACGCCTGAGAAACTCCACTACCGAGAGGAACATTATAAATCCCTCCTGCTATAACTTGTCCTAGTGTTGGAACTCCTGCATTTACTGCTGTTATCATTACTTTAACTGGCTCTAGTGCGGTTGTAGTCGTTGTTGCAAAAGTTTTTTTCTGCATCTAATGTTACCCAACACCTCCGGAAAAAGTAACATTAGATGCAGAAAAAATACTGGGCGTTATAGGTTTACACCCTGGTACTCCATTCAATATTCTCATACCTGAGTATATTAATTTTATCGCTGTTGCCCCACAAGGTATTAGATGTTTAGAGTGATTATTTAGCTGTGTATTTGCACCAAAAGCACTTCCAAATCCACTTAAACCACATCTTTGACCGACCAATTGGAGTTGAGGAGTATAATCATCCTCTCTGAGTAAACCGCCTGTTTTTTTATTTAAAATATCAACTTTATTCATTTTATCAATTCCTTATATTATGAGTATGTTACGGTTGTTGCTCTATCATCCCATTTATAGGCATAGGTATTATTACCGCCAGAGTTAGTGATTGTGATATTTCCGCTAACATCTGTTACTATTTTTTGAATCCTCCAAGATACAGCACTTGTAACCGTTCCTGCTATAGCATAACCAATATAAGTGGCATTAGCAGTAGTAGTTTTGTCAGTAAGCATAATGTCTGTTTTGTCTCTTGCTAAAACCACGAGAGAGCTTAAAATAGCCCCTATATCTACAACAAGCTTTTTTACATATGAAAACAAGCTGTCTGTCGTGTTCGGTGTTCCGTTGTTGGCGGTGTCTGATGATGTGCCAAAACTTTTAATAATTACTGGCTGTGCTAAATCGAATTGATCCATTTATATTTCTCCTTCTGGTTTTATCGGATATACTACGTTATTTATATCAATACTTTTACAAATCTGAATAATCTATAATAATTGCTTCAATTTCTTCCTGCGATGTAGCGAAATCGATAGCATTTTTTATAATTCTTACTTTGGCATCAAAAGCCATATATTTTTGCAAAACTTCGCCATAAAGTGATTTAAAAGTCGCATTATCTAAATTTTGGATAGGCAAACCGTCATAAGTATAAAAATTACCAGAATAATCAGGAAAATCAGCGGCGATTAATCCTGTCATGGCAGTTGCTAAACTACCTGCAATCGTATTAAGCCCCAATTTCCCGATAGAAGTTATAAAGTATTTCTTTTCGTTGATAGCAGTGTCATTTTCAGCAAGTTTTTTGAATTTTAAAATATCAACATCCATATATTTTTCAATAACGGGAAGTTGTACCCAATCAGAATTAAGCTTTTTAAGATATTTATTAGCTTGTAATTCTGTCAAAACTTCAATGTTTAATTCTTCATTGGTTTTTTTATTTAAAAATCTTAATTTCATCATTGTTTAAAAACCCTTATATTAGGTTGTTTTATGGTATAATTAAATAAATTTAATTAGGAGATATTTTTATGAACAAATTCTTAGAAAATATTAGCAAAATTGAATCCATTACAAATGGAAATATAATGTATCAACCTACGATGATTTTAGAAAATGGACAAGAAGCAACTTTAGGCAAACCTTGTAGCAATAAAATAGACGCTCAACAAACTTTAGATAAAGTAAAAGAGCAAGCAGAAAAACAGAATCCTGACCGATTTCCTAATCTTGCTTTCTATATTGCAGAAAATAAGCAATAAAATAGACACCACGGTTTTTTACCTTGTAAAATAAGTATTTGCAACGGTAGGCAAAACAACTGAAGGGTAAGGAAATAATTTAAATGTGCCACTTCCTGCATCTGTTATAGCAATTAAACCTGTCGCTCCACCTGCTATAGCATGTTCGACTGTATCATACAGAGTGCATTTGTTAGCGTCAGCACCTTCTCTAAGTCCATAAGTTGTATTTTCCGCTAATCCTGTCGGTGCTGTTTTTCCTGCCTCAACACCTATTCTTACCGCTGTTCCTGTTGTTTGTCCGTGTGTGCATTTAATTACAGAAAGGTCTAAACTAAAAACACCATAATCTCCAATCAAAGGCCTAAAAGAACCCAAACTATCCATAGAATAATATCTAGCGCCATCAGCAGGAACTCTATTTATTGCGTTTAATGAAACGGTTTGACCTGCTGAAAAGCCATTATATTGATACACCGTATCATCAACCCAATCACCGCCTACTTTAATTTGTGCTTTATAATATAATGGCATATAGGTAGGGTAAGTTGTCGAAGATCTAACTGTATGTTTTGTTACTATCTTAGGTGATGGAAAATCTAATTGTAAATAATAGTCAAGACCTCCAACATCTCCTGAATCCCAATAATCAGCAGGGTTGTCATCCATACCAAGATATGCTGTTGCATTTCCATGATTAGAACTAGCTGTATAACCACCATCAGAGTTAGCTGCCATAGTTTTTAAACGTATTGCAGAATCATAGAAACCCCCGTCTTTAGCCCCTAAAAATCCTGCTTCTTTCCACGCTGTATATAAAGCAGAATCGCTTAAATCTAATGTTGCGCCATTGAGAAGTTGTACTCCTGTTGATCGGCTTAAAGACCCATTGTCATAAAAAGGGATACCTATTGGCATAACAATAGAATTATCAACAGCATATTTTAAATACATTAAATTTTCGTTTAAAATATCGGGATTGCAATTTGCTACATCTTTTAAAGTTGCATTATCCGTGAAAGTATAAGGGTTTGTCATTTTTTAAGCTCCAAATTTGTCAATAATTTCTTGTTTAAGCCACATCAAACATTCATTTAAAATATCTGGGTCAGCTTCTGCTATCCCTGCTTCTGTAGGGTTATCAGTCCAAGTGTAAGGATTGGCCATAATTTAATATCCTTTCTGTGTTATAAATTAGTACCCTGCAACTTGTATATTCACAAAGCCTGTTGTTAAACTTCCAGAATTGTTGTAAAGCTTAATTGTGCAACTTGTTGAACTACTTGCAGTAACTACGGCATAGGAAGAATTGCTTTTTGAGGTTGCTAAAATTTGTGGTTCTGTAATTATAAAATTCTCGGCAATTTTGCTTTCCAAATCTGTTGAAAAAGTTATAGTGATTCCATCATTTGCAACTGTTATTTCACGATTTGTGTAACGTTCCGACCTATCTGGCACATCCACATTCATTACAAAATTGCTGACCATTACAGGAGTTCCGTTGGGGCTACTTATTGTGATTCTTGCCTGATAATATCTAAATTGATAAGAACCTGTATTAATAAGCGCATAATCGCTCCAAGTGATATTGTCCTCACTGTATCGCCACTCAGTAACAGCAGAGCTTAAAGAATCGACTTTATAAACATTGTAATTACTACTTATAATAGAATTAAGATTAGCTCCGATGTCATAAACCTGTGATTCATACACTCCAGAAGTTGCAACAGCAGGATTCCACTTATTGTTAAAATCCGCATAATATCTACTGCCTGAATTAGTCCATTTAACAGGAGTTAAATCCTGCCATAAACCTACTGGATTTAATTTTAAACGATTTTTGTAAATGTAAGTATTTGTATGCGTTCCTATTGGATTTTCAAATATACTTTGCTCAACAACTATATTAAGGTTAGGTATTGCATCAATTTGAATAACATCAAAAATAGCGTTTGCGGAATACTCTAATCCGGTCCATGCTTTAATCCAATACTTTAAAGTACCTTTTTTATTGAGATTAAGTGTATAAGTATTCCCTTTGATTTCTGAAGCAACGAGTGTTGAATTAATCCAACTTTCTCCCTCTCTTATTTCGTAACTAATATTAGTGCCCGTTATTTCCTGCCACGTGAATTGTAAAAGCCTTAAATTTTGTACTATATTGAAATTTGTAATATCGGCAGGAATAGCATAAGGATCATTAAGAGTAGTTATAATAACTAAAGGCTCTCCGCTTGCCATTTCATCATTATATAAATTAACATCGTAAGGTGTGCCATGCACATCAAAAACACCGCTTCTGTCATCTACAAGCTTTGTAATCTTTAAATTATAAGTTTGTCCCATTAATAAAGACGGTACAGTTATGATATCACCAATTTCACGCTCTGATATTCTATAATCAGTTGAAAATTTATAAATAAAAGGACATAGAATTTTTCTATTTAAATAATACCAAGCAAGCAAAGAGGCTTGTTGATGATTAGTTATGCTATAAACATCTACTTGATGAGCTATAGCAGGTTCATTTATGTATGTAAAAAGCTCAGCCTGTGCTACGACTTTAGCCCATTCATAAAGAGGGCTTATGTACTCAATTCTTAAAATATCATAATGATCTTCTAGGGGAATCGGGGTGTAGACTTCTGATCCTTGAATAATATCATTTTCAGTAAGAACTTGAACGACATCTCCGGGCATATCAATTTTAAACTGTATTTTTTCACCTTTGGTAACTAAAGCCCCTCTACAATTCTTTTTAAATTCTTCAATAGCGTCTCTTACGGAATAAACTGAATCGAATACCATATTGAAGGTAAATCTAGGGGTAGCTGTTCCTCCAGTTAAGAATGTTTTTGATAAAACTGTTACTATCCCAGTTCCATCGTTCAAATCAGCATTATTGACCTTTACAAGTGCCGAAGCGGTGACTGAATTATTAATTAAAGAAATAATATCACTTGCTGTTGAAGTAACTACAGAACTTGAATTTGTTGCAAGCTGTATATTAATGTCTTTTCCTGTCACTGTAATAACTAAAGGTTTGCTTGCTCCTGCATTAGTATAAGCAATTGACACAGTCGAATCATTAGCCTTGCGAGCTTTGAATATTAAATCATTGTTATTTCCTGTTAGAGCGGTAGTTAATTCATAGTAGGTGAGTGTTTGATTGCAATAAGTAGCGGCATCAATGAAGCTTTGAATATCTAAATGTTTGGCTATTGTTGCATTATCAATTAAACCTGTGTTTAATAAAGCCATTCCTGCGCCGTTATAAGATATAAGCATGTCCAGCAAACACCATGCAGGATTATTACTGTAAACAGTAGTGTAAGCGGTCGGAGTTGTATAAACTCTTACTAATCTGCCTTTAACGACAGCAGTAAGATTGTAATTTTCGTTTATTTTGTCGGATTTCGGGCAAGAAATAGCCAAATAAGCAAGATTTTTAAGCCCCCCTACAAGCTCCGCTCTTGCGGCATTATTAGCACCCGAAACAAGTGTTGAAATTTGTTGTGTCGGCGTGCCGTAGAATTTTTCTATCGTGCAGCCAGAAATTTCTGTATAAGGAATATCGTTTAATCTTATATCTGTAAAATCTTCAATTTCTCCGTCACCAAAAGCGATAATCCTTTTTATTGTTGATTCGCCAGATTCATTTTGCCAGATTCTATTGCCCGCAAGTTTAACCTCGCCATAAGGCATTGCAATAGGCAATTTATTGTTTGTTTGTGTTTGCAAAACAGGGTTTGAGTAAGAGGGGCTTGACTCCATGCCCATACTCATATTTTTACCAATAGAACCAGATTTTGTTAAAGCAATACCACCATAAATCAAAGCACCTACAGTTATAGTTGCAGTAGCATAGCCAAGTAGAGCAGCAGCCGTTAAACCAATAGCCCCAGCCGTAGCGGTAAAGACAGCTGCAACTATAGCAGTAAAAACAAAACCGCCCTTTTTGCGGCGGCATATTCTTTTAAAAGCAACGTCTAATTTATAGTAAATTCTATAAAGCATTAATTCTATACCATTTCACTAAATGTTTATCAAAATAATCAACTTTGCTTATTCTCAAAGTATGTTCACGGAAAACGTGTATTATTCTTTGTTCTCCGATATATAAAGCAACATGAAGTTCTTTCCTAAATTTCGTTACGAGCATATCGCCCGCCTGGATTTCTTCTTTTGTAATTTCTGTACAATGTTTTTGGATTAAATCAATTCCGTAATCCCAGTTATCCGCAGGGTCGGCAGTTGGAAGAGGAAATAGTGGAATGTTCTGGAAAACTTTGTAAATTGGATAAAAACAACCTTGATAAAGGTTTTCTGTATTTTCCCAAAACATTTGGTAAGGACGACCAATTTCTTTTTTTAATTCATTAATTTTGTTTATCATTTTGCCTCTATTCGTGTTATAATTTACTTACGGAGGTTTAAATTATGAATATAATTTATAATATTGTTTTTTTAGGACATACAGATGTTGAACACTCTTGTACGCTTTTTTCTACATTTGATAAAAAAATTGCTATTGAAAAATTGAAAGAATTTCAAAATAAATATACTAATAAAGGCGACGGAATTAGACTTTTTGCAAGCAAATTAAACGCTGAAAAAAGAACGAAATTTTTGAAACTATATTTAAAAATTAAGCCTTAATAACTTGCTCTGACGGTAAATTGGGATATCCGGAGTACTGTTCTAAATTCCCATATCTCTTGCATGTTTGCAGAGTGCGATCGCATGAAAGCTGTGAGCCGGAATAATTACAGCGTGAATCCTTGAATTTTCTTAAATTACAATTAACTCCATAGCTCATAAACGGCATAGACTTGTCAAATCCACCTAAATGACAAACTACATCAAGACTTGCAGTAGTATCATTCAAGACAAGGTTATTAGCCTGACCTATAAATAGAATTTGTTCTGTGTTCGGGATAAGCGCAAAAGTTTCAGTATTTAAAAACACCTGTGTTAATTTACAATCACAACCTGTAATATTATCGCCATGAGTCCCTATTATTCCAGAAATTGCTTGACCCACATTAGATATAGATGCTTTCATCCTCGCAACTTCTGTGTTGTCTTCCCTTGCAGGAACTTGAACATCTAAAGGTGCACCTAAATAAATTTGACCATCAAAAGTAAGGCTTGCCATTGTTTCGTTATCAAGAATCCTAACTGCGCCTGTAGGTACGTTAATTTCAAGAAGTTTTCTTGGGATTATTTCATCTCTTTCAAGAATTTCATCGGGCAATAAAGCAGGCTGCCAGACTTCTTTTATAGGTATACTTCTTTTTGCCCACCCTAAGAATGAATCAGCGGTTAATTTATCCGTATCGAATCTTACCCAGTAAGTAACACCATCACCGCCTTTTGAAGTTTCCCAAGTCCATTGAAAAGCTTTAAATTTCCCTCTTTTAGAGATAAAGAAATCTTCTATTTGTCTGCCTACAATCGGATCTTTCTCAAAAGTTAATTCCCATGATTTTTTTGGAGAAGTCCATAAAGCGCGCCTATTATTTTGTGCTGTTAAAACTTTGTCCATTAAAGTATTAAAATCTAAAGAGAATTTATATTGAGTGTCGTAATAAAAATCAAAGTCTGTGACAGGTGTTATGGCATTGGTATCAATAGTGATAAATTTAAGTTCTGTTTCTGTAAATCCCATGTGGTGAAGGTTTTCTTTCAGGGTGTCATTATCAAGATAGCAAGTATAAGTTACATCGGTAGCGTTTCCGCTTTCTTCTTTCTTCCAAGTCCAAGTGAAAGGCAAAGCACCGCCTTTAATTGATATAAAAAACGCTTCAACGCTCGCTCTTAAAGTAGGGTCTTTGTCGAATTTAAGCGTAAAAGTTCTTTTTGGATAGATAAATTTAGGGTATCTTTGCTCTCTGCCCTGCTGTTTATCATTTACCTGTGTATCAAACTCGATTTCAGAGGTATAAGCTTCTTTATATGTGATTGTAAATGAAGGTGTTGGCATGTATGTTATAATCCTATTTGTTACTTATAAATAAGGGGGTTTAAAAAATGCAAAATTCAAAAACATCTGCCAAATTATTGATGTTAAAATCAGTTTTGGCAGAAAAACAAAAAATTACTTTAATCACCAATTTTGGAATTATATCTGGTGATTCTTGCAAAGAAGAAGCGATAAAACTTTCAGAAAAATGCAATCAATTAAAACAATCATCAGAAGATTTCAAAAATGACGTTTTTAATGAGGACGCTGATTTTATTTATTTAAAAAATGTTGAATTAATCACAAATAATGTTAGTTATAAATATGAATCTTTGATTGTATTTATTGATGAAATAAAGGCAATCAATTATTAACTAGACTGTTTAATAATAGTTCTAGCACCATTAACATTGTCTTTTATATTACTATTCTGAATATTCGCAATATCTTTAGCGTGAGCATACAGATATTGTTTAACATCTTGCGAATCCCAGGCTTTAATATTGTAATTGTTTATAATTGCAACCGTTCCCGACTGTTGCTGACCGCCCGTATTAAATCCATCTGTATTTGGTCTTATATATCCGTTTTGATTTGGTACAAAAATTTCTTGTCTTTTTTCTCCGACAATATATGGTGTTCCTGCTGTTACTGGTCCGCCATTTTCTCTACGTGCAAAACTTGCTATTAATGCTGCTGTTCCAACTGCTGCTCCAACTGCCAAAGCAGGACCAACAATAGGTATTCCGACTACTGCTTTTATTGCCGAAACAATAGCTGATTTTGAATTAATAGCAATTTCTTTTAAAGCTGTACTTTCCGTAATAGCTTGCATTGTAAGATGTTCTTTAAGCCATGTTTTTGTCATATCCATAGCAAGGTTAGCAAAAGCGTTTCTTATAACGCTTGTAGTTGATGTAAAAGCATCTTGAAAAGTCAAAGTTCCGTTAATAAGCTGTCCGACTTGATTACTCCAACCGCTTGCTAAATCATCAGTAAAATTAAGCATACGAGCTTGTTTTTTCTGATCTGCTTCAGCTTCAATCTGTTCTCTGGTTAAAGTATGTCTTTTTATAATATCTGATTTATTTTGTTCTATTTTTTCAAGTTCTGCCGGATCGTTAGCATACCTTGTTTTCATCCTTTCAATTTCTTGAAGCTCTAAATCTTTCTTAAAGTTATCAAATTCAATTAAAATTTCTTTTTCTTTTTCAATAGAAGGGGAATTAAGCAATTTTGCATCGACTGAAAGCTGTTCTTTACCTATGGAATATTCATTAGAGGAACTTGCTTTCTGGTCTGCTATTTGTAAACGAGCTTCTTGTAATTGCAAAGACCTTTGTTCTGCAAGTTCAGATTTTTTAGCAGTAGTGAGATAGTCATTTTGAGTTATTAATTGTTTCTTTTTAGTTTCGGTTATTTTCTCAATGGCTTTAACTTGTTTATCAGCTTCAGACTCAATAGCGGATATAGCTTCTGGTTTATTCGTAGCGTTTCCGCTAGAAATATTGATAATATCATCTCTTTTCTTCTTTTTTATTTGGTCTATTGCATCTTGAGATTCTTTTGTTAATTGCTGTTCAATATCAGATTGTCTTTTAAAATGGTCAATTTCTAAGGTCAATTCTTCATTAAATACTCTATCAGTATCTTTTAAGCCTAGTTTTCTTAATTCAGCTTTTACTTGATAGGATTTATATAAAAGATTTTTTTCTTCATCAATATTTTTTGATTCTTCTTGAAGCCTTTGGCTGAATTTAGTTGTATAATCGCCATAACCTATGGTTTCTTTGTCTATTTTGACAGTAGTTGCCTTTTTTGTACTGCTTGTTTTTGTAGAATCTGTATTAGTGCCATTATCTCCTCCCTTTTTATCCAGATAATCACCAAGAGGATTATTTAATAGTTTTATGTTTTCATTTGATTTTTTTATACTTGCTTCAAGTTTTTTAATCTGCGATTCTGTCTGAATCATCCCCTTTAATGCTTGTTTTTGGGGTTCA